CTCTTACTATGTTAACTGGTGATATACCATGATATCTAGCACGTTGTTCAACCATTAGTTGATTACCAAATGCGTTATACACTGTGTTCAAGCTAGTAGTTTGTGCCGCTTTAGTGGTGCTGATGGAAGTTATCTCATCGTTAGCTTGTGTAATATATGCACTAACTACAGTATTCATTGTTGGCCAACCTGCAGTTCCGCTAGCTGTGTTTGTTCCACCTGTTGCAATACTTCCATCAACTGCCACTGCCAATGTTGCTGTAGGAGGGCATTGAATAGTAGCGGTGGGTATAGTACCTGTAGGTGTGCCGGGGCTTGTTAATGTAATTGTTGTTACCCTACCAAATGTACTAATTGTACTAGCATCAGTACCTATAGTACAAGTTGCAGTAGCACCTGAGCCACCTGCAATAGTTATAGTAGGTACAGGTGCTGTACCTCTACCGTATCCTCCACCGGGGTCTGTTATAGTTAGTCCAGTTACTGTATAAGTAGGTCCTGCACCAGTACTGTATTGTACAGAAACAGTTGCACCTTCCCATGTAGTAGCAAGATATAATTGATTATAGATGTTGGCCAACTTAGTAGTCTGCGCAGATATAATATTTTTTTGTAACTCGTTCCAACTATAAGGTAATCCTGACATACAACCAAAGAAGTCGCTCATTGTGTATGTACCTTCGGGTCCACTACCTAATGCTATCTTGTCATATGTTTGTTGCGCTAATGTTGTGTTGGTAGGAACATCAGTTCCATTAACTAAGTTTAACCCCACTGTGCTTAATTCTATAGAAGCCGCTACTTGTGCAAACTTTTCAAAACTAATATTTTTAATATTAGGAATTTGAAGCATACTAAATGCAAATGCGCCGGCTGCTATTCCCATATCATCAGGAACAGCGTCTTGTAAATAAGAGCCAAATCCAACAGGCAATATTTGAGTGTTAGTAGTTGTTCTATTACCAATGGGCGGAGTTCCAAAAGGTGTGTTAGTTCCTACTTGACTAGTCAAGTTAGGATTGTTTAATCTAGAACTTACTCCACCTTCTTCATATATAGGATAATATGTTTTGCTGTTAGTAGGATTAGAAGTCGTGTTATACATCGGAACTGTCATCGATGGATAACTGTTTGGAAACATTTTCTTTAAGTCTAGTAAATCTGCTAACGTAGTTAGTCCCTTTGTTTTACAGTTTAAAGGTACTACTATATCTAGTAAATCTATACCTACTATAACCAAGAACGACCCGTATATTTGTTGTTCTTGTTGTTTTGATACTGAAGTGATTTCACCCGAAGCAATACCTAATGCTTCATCAGGTGTCATGCCGGCTGACAACAATGCTAATGTTAATGACTGAGTTAGTGCATTATTTTTGTATATAGATTGCAACAACGTAGACGGCAAGCCAAATTTGTTTAATTTACTTAAGTCTATTACTTTACCTAAGGTAATACAATCTCTACCAAATTCAGGTGTTGCTAAGTTAACACCAGTAACATCACAACTAGTATAGTCGTTCATGTTACTATACGTGCCTTTTAAAAATGTAATGCTTCTTCCTGCAATTCGAATAAAAGGATTACTAGATTCAATAAATGACTGTGCGTTCATAAAAGAACTTACAAAGTCTTTGTATTGCACACTTGAGTTATTGGGTATACCATTCCAATTGTATTCATTCCAAGCTTGCAACGCATAATTTCTAATAAATCCCCATTGAGTTATTGAGCCATTGGGGTTTGTTAAATCATATGGTAACCAACTAGCCTCTTGACCTTGACCCTCATCATTATTAGGTGTGTCGGGATTTACATCATTGCCGTAACCTGTTGTAGCAGGAGTGCCATAAGTTGTCCATAACCCACTAGGATCAGTTGCAGAATATGTAGGTGGTTTACTGTTACCTAATGCAGGACATACATTAGCACCTATGCTTATTAAAGTATCGTACACCGATGTTCCTGCAGGAGTAGTAGTTACTTGTCCTCTTGTGTATGCATCATTGATTGCATATGTTAATAGATTAAGACAAGTATCTTCAACAACAGAACCAACTGCGTATTCTGTATTGATTCTACTCGCACCCATGTAGGATGCTGCCACTGGATTTATTTGAAAACCAGTGTTGTTAAGTAGTGATCCAATTGCATTTACGCCTAAGGGAGATTGTTTAGGTGTTGTCATGGGCAGAATATGTCAGAGCTTCCTTGTGCGATACTATGCCCGCAGGTATTACCTGATCCAACTCTTAATACAGACTCACCCTCAGCAAATACTGTAGGGCTACCCTGAGTTGTCTTAGCAGCATTATGGGGTGGGTGGGGTCTACCAAAAGGAGCATGCGGTGTAATTTGACTCACATGTAGTCCTACAGGAATTCCATTGGCAAATACAGTGCCGGAACCACGCATGATTGCGCCGCCTGCGTTGTTTTGATCACCTTGTCTGCTAAGTTGTGGCATATTATCCTAATACAATTTTCTTGTCCGGTACCTTAATACCGGTAGTTGCTTCTAAATATTTCATTTTGATACTGTCATCAGTATCAGCATAGATAGCAATGCTACTAGTATTTAGTCTAAAAATACCCTTCGGTTCTGCTGTAAATACGCTAGGAATCATCTGCATACCCTGCTGTGTAGGTGCAATAGAAACAGGTTCTTCTAATTCAATAAAGTCACCTCCTGCTTGCTTTACCTTAGCGATAAGTTCTTCTCCTGAGTTGAGTTTAAACGTGTATACTGAGTTTGGTTGTAGTGCTATTTGCATTATTTGCTTTCTGTTAATTTTTGTTTAAGTTCTGTGAATCCGCCAATCAATTGACCGTCCAAAAAGATTTGAGGAACTGTTCGTGCAGTTGGTACTGCTTCTAGTAATTCTTCTTTAGTGTATCCGTCGCCGATTTTCTTTTCTTCGAACTCAATACCTTTTTGTTTTAATAACGCCTTTGCTTGATCGCAATAAGGGCAATGATACTTAGACCATATAACTGCTTTCATAATAATTTCCTTTTAAATATTTGGTAAGTCATCATAGATAACGGAGTCACTCATAATCCCAATAACATAATTTGTTGATTCGTTTTCTTGCAATGCTGTTTGTTTTTTGCTTGTGTCAGAATGTTTGTTGAACCACGGAATAGGTGTGCTCTTCGGTGAAGGATTCCAATACTTAATACCTATTTCTTTTAATGCGCCGAATGCGGTATAGTCAACAAAATCTCTTAGGATGTTTGCGTTTAATCCAATGACAGGACCAAACTTGAATAGATACTCAGCCCATTCTTTTTCTTCACGTATAACGTCAATGTAAATTTGATTTACTTCTGCCTTGCATTCTTCTGCTATTTTAGCAAAACGTTGATCTTCTTTGACTACTTGATTAATCAAGAAAGCTGTCCAACCCTTGTGCAATAACTCGTCTTGTAGAATCAAGCTGATGATATTGCCGTTGCCAATGAAGATTTTATTCTCTACCATAGCAAGTGACGTAGCAAAGCTAACCATAAAGCGGAATGCTTCTAGTGCATAACTTGCATGTAGTGCTAACCAAATTGCTTTGATGTGGGCTGATTCTAGTACTGTTTCTTTTGTTGAGTCAGCAATTTCTTTCAAACAATTCAATCTATGCAAGTCATCGTAATACTTGCCGATACTACTAGCCATACCTATAATTTCTTGTGTATCATGTATAGTATTGAATACATCTTTAGGCACGTTGTAGATGTTACGAATGATGTGCGAGTATGACTTACTGTGAATGTTTGTTTCGAAAAATCCCCAGTTATACATCAGTGCTTCGACTTCCGGCAATGAACAAACAGGAGTGAATACCTGCGTTGGTCCTCTACCTTGCAAACTATCAAGTGCTGTTTGACGCAAAAGATTGCTAGTGAAAATATGCTTTACTGCATCACTAGCTTCCTTAAAATCATTTGAGTCTTTGGTTAGACTTACTTCTTCTGGTTGCCAAAAGAATCCACGGGCAGTTGCATCATAATCTGCAATCTTTTTATATTTCACTTCTTCAAAACGTTGAATAGTTACTGGTCCTGCTGGATCTAGGAACATTTTACGTGATAGATAATCTGTTTTTGTATTTAGGTTGTATTGTTGTTTACTCATGTTTGTAGTTGTTATAATAAATTTTTCTAGGCTCTTTAATAGTTACATCAAAAAATCCTGTATTGTCCCATTTGCCTGTTTTGATTTTTTTAAAAACCATATTGGCAAAAAACAAATTGAACTCAGGCACTAAGTGCCCGCATAACTTGTCCGTTTCTTGAGCCGAGAAATTGTTAACTTCTATGCCCATAACTTCTAGTTGTCTAACCCAAAGAGAGTGCATAAAATGAATATCTTTGTCTAGTTTATGTTTTTTAAAACGTTCCGGTGTGAATGAATCTGAAAAACAAGGATAGAGAATTGTTTTGCTACATTCTTCTATTTTACTGATCATTAAATCTGA